CCAGCTGCCATATAAATAATATTATGATACTAAGAGAATTATTTTACGCGGATAAAGATATGAAAGCAATAGCGAACAATCTTCGTTATTTGCCTGGTAACGACGAAACTATGGTACGTAGTGACACACGTAAAACAAGACTAACTCTTGGTCAAATCAACGAAATGCGTAAAGCTTCAGAAGCTCATATTTTAGAACAAGAAAAAGAATTAGAGTTTATTGAAGCTATGTATAAAACTCCTGAGCAACCGGCCGCACCAGCATAAGTAATCTGAAAGGATAATTTATGCGTAGTTTTGTGTTCGGCAATGGTACTAGCCGCCTCAATATTAAACCTGAAGAGCTTCGTAGATACGGAAAAATTTATGGGTGCAATGCCCTTTATAGAGAGTTTGAACCAGACTATCTTGTAGCTGTTGATCCAAAAATGATCATAGAAATAGAAAAATCTGGATATCAACGAACACACGAAGTGTGGACTAACCCTAACGCCAAATATAGAAATTTTCAAGGATTCCATTACTTTATGCCTAGTTTAGGCTGGAGTTCCGGGCCAACAGCATTAAACCTAGCAGCACAACATAGTGCAAATGAGATTTATATTATAGGATTTGATTATACTGGGTTAAATGGATACCTCAACAATGTATATGCAGATTCAGTTAATTACAGAAAAAGCACTGACACTGCTACCTATTTTGGCAATTGGAAAAGACAGACAGAACAGGTATTAAAAAATTATTCTAAAACTAAATTTTATAGAGTAGTAACTCCTGGATACTATGATCCAGAATGGAACTTACCTAATTTTAGACATATAAGTTTTGAAGAACTACGAAAATTAATGCCTACTTGGCCAGAAAAACCTTCAAAATAGTACCATTATAGCAGGATTTTAGCAATATATTGTAAATAATATTTGACAGCCTTACAACATTCTTATAGGAGAAACTTATGACTGATCGATCAAAATTCGAGCAGATGCTCGAACATCTTGTTAATGAAGATACAGAATTAGCCAAAGAGCTTTTTCACCAAATCGTGGTAGAAAAATCACGTGAGATTTATGAAAACATTTTAGCAGAAGACTTCGACTTATCTGAAGAAGAAAAAGAAGATGAAGAAGAAGACAAAGAAGTTGATGAAGCTAAAGATGAAGAAGAAGAAGAAATGGAAGAAGACTTTGCGTTCGACGAAGGTGACGACGAAGACGACAAAGGTCCAGTTGGCGGTGACCCAACTGATGATATGTTGAATGATATTCAAGCAAGCGACGAAGGCCCAATGGATGACGAAGAAGGCGAGCCTGAGGACGATTTAGAAGATCGTGTAATGGACCTCGAAGACGCAATCGACGATTTACGTGCTCAATTTGAAAAAGAAATGGGTGGCGGTATGGGCTCCGACAGCGACATGGACATGGACATGGACATGGGCGACGATGATAAAATGAAGATGGGTGAAGACGACATGTTCATGCGTGAGTATGTTGAAAAGGTAGGCGGTGCTGACTACACCAAGTATGGAAAAATGGGCGACAATGGTGCTAACACAAAGAGCATTGTAGCTAAGAAGAATGATATGGGTGGTACTGCTGCTAATATTTTAGCAGGTGGTGAAAGCACATCAGGCGGTACTAAAGGTGGTTTAGCTAATCCATCAACCAAAGAAGAAAACGCTGGAAACGTAAATGTTCCAGGCGGAAAAGCTGGTGTAAAGCATCTTAAGAAGATGTCATCCCCAGCAGGCGGTGACGATGGTCAAAACAAGAAAAGCACCATCGGTAGTTAATTGGAAAAATAGATGAACTTTCTTCGTGAAAACCTGAGTTTCGACCAAGCAAAAATGGTCGTTGAGACCGATGAAGCACACGGCGGCAAGTCCCTTTACTTAAAAGGGATTTGCATCCAAGGTGACAAACGGAATCAAAATCAGAGAGTTTATCCTGCAAGAGAGATTGCTAGGGCTGTCAAGACCCTGAACGATCAAATTGCTGGCGGCTATTCAGTTTTAGGCGAAGTGGATCATCCAGATGACCTAAAAATAAACTTAGATCGTGTGTGCCATATGGTTACAGATATGTGGATGGATGGTGCAGACGGTCATGGAAAATTAAAAATACTCCCAACACCAATGGGCGAACTAGTGAAAACTATGTTACAGGCCGGCGTGAAGTTGGGAGTATCATCTAGAGGATCGGGTGATGTAGATCACGACGGTCATGTAAAAGACTTTGAAATCATCACAGTGGATGTGGTGGCTCAACCTAGTGCTCCGGGAGCATATCCTACACCAATTTATGAACACCTTATGAATTATCAAGGTGGTTATAGAAGCTTACGCATAGCGAAAGAAGTGCAGGGTGATCCTAAAGCACAGAAGTATCTTAAAGAAAGCTTATTAAAAATAATAAGCGGACTCCAATAAAAAAGGAGAATCACATGTTGGAAGCACTTAAAACTTTGTTTGAAAACAATGTGATTTCTGAAGAGATCAAAGCTGATATTGAAAAAGCTTGGGATTCGAAACTTACAGAAGCACGTTCTCAAGTTACTCAAGAACTACGCGAAGAATTTGCCCAACGTTATGAACACGATAAACAAGTCATGGTGGAAGCCATTGACCGTATGTTGTCAGAACGTCTAGCAGAAGAAATTGCAGAGTTTGTCGAGGATCGTAAGCAGTTGGCTGAACAAAAAGCCAAATATGCTGTAGCTATGAGACAAAATGCTGGTCTAATGAAAGAGTTTGTAACTCGTCAATTAGCAGCAGAAGTCCGTGAACTACACGAAGATCAAGTACAAATGGCTCAAAAGTTTAAGACTCTTGAAAAATTTGTAGTAGAAGCTTTAGCTCAAGAAATCTCAGAGTTTCATACAGATAAGAAAGATATTGTAGAAACAAAAGTACGTTTAGTACGCGAAGGCAAACAAGCTTTTGCTAAAGTGAAAGAACAATTCATTAAACGTGCTGCGGAGTTAGTTGAACAAACAGTTGTACACGGTCTGAAATCAGAAATTGGACAACTAAAAGAAGATATCGAAAGTGCTAGACGTAATGACTTTGGACGTAAACTGTTCGAAGCATTTTCTAGCGAATATCAGAACAGCTATCTAAGCGAAAAATCAGAAACTGCTAAATTGCTCAAAGTTATAGACTTGAAAGAATTAGAAGTTGCTGCTGCTAAAAACGCTGTAGCAGAAGCACACCTAATCTCAGAAAGCAAAGAAGCTGAAATGAAAGTATTAAAAGAAAGTATTGAACGTAAAGCAATTATTGATGAATTAGTAGGTCCATTGGCTACCAGCCAAAAAGCTATTATGTCAGAATTATTAGAAAGTGTTCAGACTACAAAGTTACGTAGTAATTTTGAAAAGTACTTACCGGCCGTTATTGCTGGCGAAGCACCACAGAAGAAAAAGGCACTAGTAGAGGCAAAAGAAATTACAGGCAACAAACAAACCAACAGCGTAAGTAGCAGCAAGAGCGAAACAGATCATAACATTTATGATATTCGTAGACTTGCTGGAATTTAAACATTAATTAGGAGAAAAAATAATGTCAGAACTACTAACAGGCCGTTGGGCAGAAACCAAAGAGGCTCTATTGGAAGGCCTACAAGGCACCAAGAGATCCGTAATGGCATCTACACTTGAGAATACTCGTAAGTATCTCGCTGAAAGTGCAACAGGTGGTGCTACTTCTGCCGGCAACGTCGCAACATTAAACCGCGTGATTCTTCCAGTAATCCGTCGTGTTATGCCAACCGTTATTGCTAACGAATTAGTTGGTGTACAACCAATGACTGGTCCAGTTGGACAAATCCACACTCTACGTGTTCGTTATAGCGACACCGCAGGTAGTGGTGCAAGTGGAGCAATTGCAGGTGAAGAAGCTCTAAGTCCATTTAAGATTGCTGAAGCATATTCTGGTAACACATCAACCGGTAAAGCTGCTGCTACAGCCGCTTTAGAAGGTATTGCTGGTAACAGACTAAGCATTCAAATCTTAAAGCAAACAGTTGAAGCTAAGACACGTAAGCTATCAGCTCGTTGGACATTTGAAGCTGCACAAGATGCACAAGCTCAACAAGGTATCGATATCGAAGCAGAAATCATGGCAGCTCTTGCTCAGGAAATCACTGCTGAGATCGACCAAGAAATCCTAGCTAGTTTAACTTCACTAGCTGGTTCACAAAACCAAGAAGCATATGACCAAGCTGCTGTTTCTGGTACTGCTACATTCGTTGGTGACGAACATGCTGCACTAGCTGTTCAGATCAACCGTGTTGCTAACAGAATCGCTCAGCGTACACGTCGTGGTGCTGGTAACTGGGCAGTTGTTAGCCCAACAGTATTAACAATTCTTCAGAGTGCTACAACTTCTGCTTTCGCAAGAACAACAGAAGGTACATTCGAAGCACCAACAAACACTAAGTTCGTTGGTACATTGAATAGTGCAATGAAGATTTATGTTAACACATATACCACAAGCGACACAGTACTAATTGGTTACAAAGGTACTAGCGAAAGCGATGCCGCTGCATTCTACTGCCCATACATTCCATTAATGAGCAGTGGTGTTGTATTGGATCCATCGACATT